AATAGATAATGCTATATTAACTGGTAGTAGGCCTATAATTTTAAAAGCTAATTCAATAATCTCTAATGAAAACATACAATCAATGTATGATATAATCAATGCTACAAATGGAGCTTCAACTGTATTTTTAGAAGTGACAGATGGCATTAAGAAGTATAGTTTCAAATTTAATAAAACTACTTCTTTAAAAGTAGAAGATAAATTACAATCAATAATCAACTTAGGGTAAAAGATGGTTAGTCAAGTAAAAATAAATCCAACGCACAAGCCTTGCTGGACATTTTGCTCCTCATGCAATAGATGTCAAGATAAGGGTAGATACAGCAAGTGTTCGGATTGCAGTGGAAGATATGATCCAAATTTAAAAATACTTCCACATCCAGATGATTTCTGCGACTGCAAAAATGGTGTTCTTAGGTGGAGAACTCAAGAGGGCAAAGTTATTATTACAAAATTTAAGTCTAACCCATTTAAGGGTAAAGTAACATACGAAAAGAAATCAGAAGATGAAAGAGATTGGGATTCATATGTTAAAGACATGAGAGAAAAACTTAATGACCCCAATTGGAATCCAATAACAATAGTGGAGGATTAATTATATGTTAAGTGAATCAGGAAGAATAACTAAAGGTTCTGCAACTCTTATTGAGTATCAAGAGAATGAAAACTCTATTCCAGATACATTCTTTTTACAAAGCGGAGTTGTTGGCATGTACGCTTCTGCCGAGGAGCTAAAAGATATTTATACAATACTTAACTACTATCTAAATATAGACGACCTTACTAATTGTAAGATTAAAATTGGAGATGAGTATGTCGACATTTAATAACGATGACTATATGGAGATAACAGAAACAGGCTGGATGCCAGTTGGTGATGGATGTTATTTAAATAAATTTAATGGCCACACAATTGATCAAATTGGCAGGGAATATGATCAGAACGGCAATTTAGTATATGACCCAGAAAGTAGTAATGAACAGCATTAAAGTTAGATCGGTAACAGATTTAGATCCATTACAAAAACTGTGTTTAACTGACTTTTCTTATTCAAGACTAGATACATATAACGTGTGTCCAGCTAAATATTTTTATAGCTATATACAAAAAGAACCAAGGACATTTAATAATGCAGCAGTTCTTGGAAATATTGTTCACTCCGTTTTGGAAGAGTGCTTAGACAATAACTCTGAACTTAATTTAGAAAAACTTCAGCAAGAATACGTAAAGCAAAAAGAAAGCTACGACCCAATTGGTCATATACCTGAAGAGTTAATTTCTGTAGGGTCAGAAATCATTAATGAATTTTATGATAAACACTCTGAGGATTCTTTTGATATATATGAAAAAGAGTTTCAATTTAGCTTTGTGATAGGTAATTACCTTGTCAATGGGTACATAGATAGAATAGACATCTACGACGAAAAAACTATTAATATTATTGACTATAAAACCCGGAAAATGGGAAGTGGCTCAAAAAGATGTTGCAGCGAATTTACAGCTTGGGATATACGCCCTCGCCGTCTCCCTTGCGTTTCCAGACAAAGACATTAGAGCAGAGTTATATTATTTAAGATCTGGAAGAAGAAAAGCCCACACCTTTACCAGGGAAGATATTGAGCAGGTTAAAGTTTCTTTACTAGAAAAGATCAATCAGGTAGTTCAAAACAGCTCATTCCTACCTACGTCCAATGAAAGAAATTGCACCTTCTGCGACCACTCCAAGTCAGGGGCATGTGCTACAGGAGTAGCTAGATTAAAAAGAATGGGTAAAATATAAAAGCCAGGGCATTAAGCCCTGGCCAGTATATTTGAGCTCAAAAGCTCAGTCAGAATGACTCTACTGGGTTCTCCACTGAGTCCTCAACGAGAGAGAAGCTGTTATCAACCACAAGCTTTGTTGCTTCCTTGTGGCTGAAACCAACCTGAGAAAGTCCCTCAATGACATTCTCGTTGATGTTCTGGCTGATGCTGTTGATGATTGTGTTTAGTGTTTTCATAGTGGTCATACTACCATCTATCTCCTTGGTTTGCAACCTGTTGGTTGGATTTTTTTGTATTTTTATTTGTTGTAAAGTATAATATTAATAACGTCTAGTAGGCCCTGAGGTTATCATGAAGAACCCCAAAATAACAACTCCAGAAAACTTTTTTTTGGAAAGATCAAAACTAAAAAAACATCCTAATTTTTCTAGGATTAAAAACGACTATGTTGATGCACGTATTCTAGAGGAAGAAACAAAAAAAACAACCTCAACAAAAGGAAATGCATACAAAAATACAAAATCTGGCTATAGGCCTGATCTTGGCTTAAACTTGAGATCTAATTGGGAAGCTAATTTTGCAAGGATACTTAATGCATACAAAATAAATTTTGATTTTGAACCAGTTGTATTTTCTTTTCCAATTAAAAAAGGAACAAAAGGTTACACTCCAGATTTCTACATAGAAAAATCAACTGAATGGGTTGAGCTTAAGGGTTACTTAGACGACAAAAGTAAGATAAAATTAAAAAGATTTAAAAGGTATTACGCAGAAGAGTTTAGCAAGCTAACATTTATTATTAGTAAATATTCTAGCGAGGCCAAAAGGTTTGCTTTTGAAATAGAAGTACCAAGTGTAGTTTACTACGAAGATATTAGAAATTTTTATGCAGATAAAATACCCTATTGGGAAGGAAAGTAATGACATCCTACAAAGAACAATATTACTCTTTAAGCGAAGAGGAGATGCAAGATTTAATAGCCAAGGCCAAAAAAGGCTATTCAAGCGCTCAGTACGAAATGCTTAAAGTTTTTAACAACTTTCTTACAAAGTATGTAACAATGTTATATTATGGAAAATATAATTTATCTGATTATGATATCAGAAGATTTACATCTTTGTTTGTTAAAGATAATTTTGTTAGATTTAACCTAATGAAAAATCAATTAAATCAAGCTGGCTATAAACACGTAAACGAATGTCTACGACGGCATTACTTATATGGCTAAAAGATATGGCGATGAAGAAGACGTAAGGCAAACTGTTAATATGACTTTCTTCCAATGTATAGCCAGATACCAAAGAAAAGATTCAGAAAAAGGTCCTATTCCATTTAGTGGATTTTTGTATAGTTATTTTTTTTACCTTTTAAAAAAGAATGTAGATACATTTTTAATTGACCAGCTCGGTAGAAAGACTTTCCCACTGCTCGCGGATGACGACAACTCAGAGGAAGACGAAGAAGCTCAGCCTGGATTCAAGGCTCCTCCGCTAGAGTATACTATAGATCAGATGTTGGGCACTCAGGAAATTAATGAATTATGGGTTCTTGGCCAGGACTGCCATGCCCCCTATGATACCCTAACAGTGCAAGAGAGGCAACTAATTAAATGGAGATACATAGATAATATGAAGTCTTCTGAAATAGCTCAGGTTATAACAGAGCATCCTAATACGGTTAGAGATCACATATCCAAAGTGAAGATCAAGATAAAAGATGCTATAATAGAAAATAACATGCAAGACTTGATTTCAATATTCAAACTGGAAGATTAATGAACCTTCAATCAATAGAAAAACTTAATGATTTACTTTCGGAATTTCTTAGTCCACAAATAACCGAAATTCTTGACGCTTACGGCTCTGGATCTTCTTCAGACCAATATTTTGTTAGCATACCAGAGTCTGATTCCATTGACATGACAATGGCTGACTTAGCTTCTCTTGTCGCTAGAACGTCAAACGTTTATGGTAGAGTAACTAGGTTTGCCGGTATGACAAGAGCATATTATAAGATCTGCGAAGGCAGATACAAGAAAGTTTATAAGTCAAATAGAACTGGCAGAAACGAGGCTGAAAGAGAAGCTAACGCTCTAGAGGCTGCCGAAGAACAATATACCGCAATGATTACAGCGGAATCTGTTGTGCAGCTTGCAGAGTCAATGGAAGGTGCTGCTCGTATAGCGTCAGAGTCTGCTAGAAAATTGCTAGATAAATCTCAATCAATGCAAATAGCTTCATATAGAGAGGAAAAGGGGTCCTATCTTGATAGCGACTTTAGCACGTACTAGACCATGTATATAGCTCATTATAAGTCAGTCTCTTCTCCTGAAGAGTTTTTTTCTACAGTAAGAGAAACTTTGGATTTTCCTACTCAAGTTGAGTATAATAAAAAAAGATATCTGCTCAATGCAACTCATCAGGCATATACCAATTCTCAAATAAAAAGAATTGTGTCTTTTGCTCAGGAAAATAAAATTGAA